TATGTAAAGGAACCAATTCCGGGTAAGTATGATTGGGTGGTGAACTTTGACCTTAACTCACTGTATCCTCACTTGATTATGCAGTATAATATTTCTCCTGAAACTTTGGTTGATGAACGTCATCCTACTGCAACTGTTGATAAAATTCTCAATCAAGAGATTGACTTTGATGGGTATAATGATTATGCGGTATGTGCAAATGGTGCAATGTACCGTAAGGATGTTCGTGGAATTCTTCCTGAACTTATGGAGAAAATGTACAATGAGAGAGTTATCTTTAAAAAGAAGATGATTGATGCAAAGAAAGCATATGAAAAAACAAAGACAAAGGAGTTGGAAAAGGAAATTGCCAGATGCAATAACATTCAAATGGCAAAGAAGATTTCTCTTAATTCTGCTTATGGTGCTATCGGCAATCAGTACTTCCGTTATTATAAACTAGCAAATGCTGAGGCAATCACTCTTTCTGGTCAGGTTTCTATTCGTTGGATTGAATCCAAAATGAATTCTTATATCAATAAACTTCTTAAGACTGAGGATGTAGATTATGTCATTGCTTCTGATACCGATTCCATTTATCTTAATATGGGTCCTGTGGTTGAAACTGTATTCAAAGGAAGAGAGAAAACTACTGAAAGCATTGTCTCGTTCCTTGATAAGATCTGTGAGATGGAACTTGAAAAGTATATTGAGGGTTCTTACCAAGAACTGGCAACCTATGTGAATGCTTATGATCAGAAGATGCAGATGAAGCGTGAGAATATTGCTGACCGTGGAATCTGGACTGCTAAGAAGCGTTATATTCTTAATGTATGGAATAGTGAGGGTGTGGCATATACTGAACCCAAACTCAAGATGATGGGAATTGAAGCTGTTAAATCTTCAACTCCTGCTCCTTGCCGTCAGATGATTAAGGATGCTCTTAAACTAATGATGAGTGGCACTGAAGATGAAGTTATTGATTATATTGATAAGTGTCGTAATAACTTTAAGAAACTTCCTCCTGAACAAATTTCATTTCCTCGTTCTGTATCTGACACAAACAAGTATAAATCATCATCTTCAATTTATACAAAAGGAACACCCATTCACGTTCGTGGGGCGCTCCTCTTTAATCATTATATTAAAGAGGCAAAACTAACAAATAAATATTCATTAATACAAAGTGGTGAAAAGATTAAGTTTGTATATCTAAAGAAACCAAATCCAATTCACGAGAATGTGATTTCATTTATATCAGAATTTCCTAAAGAAATTAGACTTGATAAATATGTGGATTATGACCTACAATTTGAGAAAGCATTTTTAGATCCTCTCAAATCAATTCTTGATGCCATTGGATGGAACGTGGAAAAAACTGTAAACCTTGAATTATTTTTCTCTTAATGGAATTGCCAATTAATGATAAAGAACTTGAAACTATTCTTAGTGCTCTAAGACTGGGGGGTGATACTGCACTATATCAAAAACTATGGAGTTATAAGATGAATAATTTGAATAAAAATGAAAAAAAGGATGATTGATTATGGATTTTCTTAAAGATATTGTAAAAGAAATTGGCGATGACTACACAGAGTTGGCATCAGATATTGATGAGACTGAAACTTATGTGGATACGGGTTCATACATCTTTAATGCTCTTGTCAGTGGGAGTATCTTTGGTGGTGTATCTGGTAACAAGATTACTGCAATCGCAGGTGAAAGTTCTACAGGAAAGACTTTTTTTAGTTTGGCCGTCGTTAAGAATTTTCTTGATAGTAATCCTGGTGGATATTGTCTCTATTTTGATACTGAAGCAGCAATCACTAAATCACTTCTAGAAAGTCGTGGTGTTGATACGAAACGTCTTGTAGTTGTAAGAGTCGTCACAATTGAAGACTTTAGAAATAAGGCACTGAAAGCAGTAGATATATATCTTAAGGCTTCTATAGAAGAACGCAACCCTTGTATGTTTGTGTTAGATTCTCTGGGTATGCTTTCTACTGATAAAGAAATTACTGATGCCCTGAATGAAAAGCAAGTCAGAGATATGACCAAATCTCAACTTGTAAAAGGTGCATTCCGAATGCTTACGCTTAAACTTGGTCAAGCAAAAATTCCAATGATTGTAACCAATCATACATATGATGTCATCGGTGCTTATGTTCCTACAAAAGAAATGGGTGGTGGTTCTGGTCTTAAGTATGCCAGTTCTACTATCGTGTATCTCAGCAAGAAAAAAGAAAAAGATGGAACAGAAGTCATTGGAAACATTATCAAGGCAAAGACTGCTAAGTCGCGTTTAAGTAAAGAAAATAAAGATGTTGAAATCCGTTTGTTCTATGATGAGCGTGGTTTAGATAAGTATTATGGACTTCTTGAATTGGGAGAACTTGGTGGACTTTGGAAGAATGTTGCTGGACGTTATGAGATAGATGGAAAGAAACTCTACGCAAAAGAGATTCTAAAAAATCCTGAAAAATACTTCACACCTGAAGTAATGCAAGCACTTGATGAGACAGCACGAAAAGAATTTAGTTATGGATAAAGTTGAATTTTTGATTCTAAGAAATTTTTTACATAATGAACAATATACAAGAAAGGTTATTCCTTTCGTTAAACCAGAATATTTTGAAGACACGAATCAAAAAATTGTATTTCAGGAAATTTTAAATTTTGTTCAAAAGTATAATCAACTTGCTACAAAAGAAGTTCTTTGTATTGAAGTTGAGAAATCTAAAGATATTAATGAAGATAGTTTTAAACAAGTCTTACAATTAATTGAATGTCTTGATGATGTTCCTATAGAATTTGATTGGTTAGTTGATACTACCGAAAAGTGGTGTCGTGACCGTGCCATTTATTTGGCTCTAATGGAATCTATTCATATTGCTGATGGTAAAGACGAAAAGAAAAATCGTGATAGCATTCCATCAATTTTATCTGATGCCCTAGCAGTATCTTTTGATACTGCAATCGGACACGACTATCTGTTAGACTATGAAAAACGTTACGAATCTTACCATAAAAAGGAGCAAAAGATTGAATTTGACCTTGAATATTTCAACAAAATTACTAAAGGTGGTTTACCTACTAAGACTCTCAATATCGCTCTTGCTGGTACAGGTGTCGGAAAGAGTCTCTTTATGTGCCACGTTGCTAGTTCCGTCTTATTGCAAGGGCGCAACGTTCTCTACATCACTCTTGAAATGGCAGAGGAGAAAATTGCTGAGCGAATTGACGCAAATTTATTGAATGTTAATATTAAAGATATTACTGATTTGCCAAGGTCTATGTTTGAATCTAAGGTAAATAGTATTGCAAAGAAAACTCAAGGAACTTTTATTATTAAAGAATATCCAACTGCTTCTGCACACTCTGGACATTTTAAGGCACTTTTGAATGAACTTGCTCTTAAGAAATCATTTAGACCTGATATTATTTTCATTGACTACCTTAATATTTGTGCTTCCTCCAGGCACAAAGCAAATGGTTCTGCAAATTCTTATTCATATATCAAGTCTATTGCTGAAGAACTTAGAGGTCTTGCAGTTGAATTTAATGTTCCAATTGTTTCTGCTACCCAGACTACTCGTAGTGGTTATGGTAACTCTGATGTTGAACTTACTGATACTTCTGAATCCTTTGGTCTCCCTGCTACTGCTGATCTTATGTTTGCCCTTATTAGCACTGAAGAGTTGGAACAACTTGGACAGATAATGGTAAAACAACTGAAGAATAGATATAATGATCCAACAATGAATAAAAGATTTGTTGTTGGTATTGATCGTGCTAAAATGCGTCTTTATGATTGTGAACAAAAAGCACAAGATGATATTATTGACAATGGAAAGGAAGAAGACTATACTTATGAAGAAGAAAAAAAACCAAAAAAATCATTTGAGGGATTTAAATTCTAATGTCTAAAATAGATACACAAAAATATATTGAATTTGTTCGTCAGACTACAAGTAAAGAAAGTACTGATTTTGCAGCACTTTTTGCTCGTTTGACTGAATTAGAACTTGCTGATGCTGATGTTCCTCGTCTTCTTACTGCTTCATTTGGTATGAGTGCAGAGGCAGGTGAGTTTACTGAAATTGTAAAGAAAATGTTTCTTCAAGGAAAACCTTATAATGAAGATAATATAGAACATTTGAAGATTGAACTTGGCGATATTATGTGGTATGCTGCACAAGCCTGCATGGCACTTGATGTTTCTTTTGAGGAAGTTCTGGAACGTAACTATTTAAAACTCAGTAAGCGTTATCCTGAAGGTGCTTTTGATGTTTATCGCTCTGAAAATAGAGATCCTAACGATAAGTGATTTTATATATTTTTCCAGATAATGGAAAAATCAGTTTATTTATAAATAAACTTAGAGTATACTATTCTAGGTAAAATGGATTCAAGAATTCTAGTAGAGTCTTCACTTGCATATCAGGCAGTATATGACGAAGAACTTCGTGATGCAATGAAAGAAAATGGATTGATTTTTGATGAAGAAAGAGCACCTGGGGTAAAACCTTATGAGCCCAGAAAGCGTAATCCTCTTCCTTCAATGAAAGAACTTTCGGGAGAAAAAGGAGACAGAAGTGGATATGGTGCTGATAAGAAGTTTACTAAACCAGATGATAAAATTGAAAAGCCAGGAACTACTGTTCCTGCACCTAAGAAAGGTGGATACGGTAGAATATCACCAGTTATTCCTCATGGCATTGGTGCTCACGCAGATAAGGTTCAATCAAGAGTTTCTACAATAACTAACAGAGACCCTGGAGCACCAAAGTCACAAAAACTACCACAAGAAAAGAAAAAACCAAGTCGTGAAATCGTTAGAAAGAAAACTAATGAAGATTATGATCTTTATGACATTATTCTTTCACATCTTTTAGATGAAGGATATGCTGAAACTATAGAAGCAGCAGAAAGAATTATGGTGAATATGAGTGAAAATTGGAGAAATTCTATTCTAGGTTGAAACCCATTTACAAATTTGTACAGAGACCCTCCCTCACAAGGGGGGTCTTTTTTTCTAAATATAAGAAAGGTGCAAAGAATATGGCTGCAACTGCAACTGTTTTGGAGACAATGTGGACTGTATATTATGTCATTGAAAAAAAATCTCAAAATTTTACATTAAGAGGTATTGAAGTAACTCCAGATTTTTGGATTGATGCCTTTTCTGGTAAAGATAAATTGACTGGATCTCTTCAAAAACTTGGAATATTAGATGAATTTTCAAATTTAAAATCGGATGTTATCACAGTTAATAGGAAATTGGGTAATGCTAAGACATTTTTTGTAACTGATGATTGGCACGGAGCATTAAAATCACAAAATGAAAATTTTTTAAAAAATCCAAAAGTTTCATTTACTAAAAAATTAGAA